TCGCTTTGCACTTCCTGCCACTCCGAGATCACCGCCAGAGAGGGCGGTCGCTGGGGTTAGGGGGGGAGTTTAAATCTCTACGGCTCACCGTTCGCCGAACGGCCTGGGGGTCACGCACGGAAAAACTTCGATTCAAACAGGGGATAAACCCAAGCAGGAAAGGGGGTACAGCGTATGGCCAAGGATGGCACCAACCGGGGCGGCCGCCGTGTGCGCGCCGGCGACAAGCCCACGCCGCTCGCAGAAAAAATCACGGCGGGCAAGGCGGCTAAGGTGCTGGAAGCGCCTGACCTCAAGCCTGCAACGGCGCTGGCAGGCACGCTGCTCCCTTCACCCGCAGTCCTGAGCGGAACGGATATGCCAGAGCCCAGCGAGTACCTCCGTGCCAACCAAAAGGACGGCAAGCCGCTGGGCGCGGATACGCTGTTCATCGAAACATGGCGGTGGCTCAAAGAGCGCGCTTGTGACCAGTTCATCAGTCCCCGGCTGGTAGAAGCCTACGCGCAGGCGTTTGCGCGATACATCCAGTGCGAAGAAGCGATCAGCGCGTACGGGCTGCTGGGTAGACATCCCACAACCGGCAGCGCGATCGCCAGCCCCTTTGTGCAGATGAGCCAGTCGTTTCAGAAACAGGCGAACCTTCTGTGGTATGAGATTTTCGATGTGGTCAAACAAAACTGCACCACCGCCTTTGCGGGCAATCCGCAGGACGATATCATGGAAGCCCTGCTCACGGGCAGAAAGGGGAAACGATGAACACCACCGAGCGTTTTGAAAAGGTCGGCATCGACAAGTTGATCCCATATGCGCGCAATGCCCGCACCCACAGCAAGGAGCAGATCAAGCAACTGCGCGCCAGCCTTCGGGAATATGGCTTCGTCAATCCGTGCATTATCGACAAGGACTACAACATCATCGCTGGTCACGGTCGCGTCATGGCGGCCAAGGAAGAAGGCATTTCAGAGGTTCCCTGCGTCTTTGCCGAGCACCTGACCGACGCGCAGAAGCGCGCCTACATCCTTACGGACAACCGTCTGGCACTCAATGCCGGGTGGGATGAAGAGATGCTCTCCGTGGAGCTGTCCGACCTGCAAGCCAACGCTTTTGACCTTTCCCTGCTGGGTTTCAGCGACGCGGAGATGAACAAACTCATGGGCGGCATGGAAAACGCCAAGGATGACGATTTCGACGTAGACGCAGAGCTGCAAAAGCCCACGCTCTCCAAACCCGGCGACTTGTGGCTACTTGGCAATCACCGTCTGATTTGCGGCGACAGCACCAAACCCGAAACATATGCTCTGCTTATGGACGGAAAATCAGCTAACCTCGTTGTCACGGACCCGCCTTACAATGTGAACTACGAGGGTAGCGCCGGCAAAATCAAGAACGACCACATGGCTGGAGATGCTTTCTATCAATTCCTGCTGGATGCCTTTATCCAAATAGAGAAGGCCATGGCGCAGGATGCCAGCATCTACGTATTCCACGCGGATACCGAGGGCCTGAATTTCCGCAAAGCGTTTACCGAAGCGGGCTTCTATCTGTCAGGCACATGCATCTGGAAAAAGCAAAGCTTGGTGCTTGGGCGCTCGCCGTACCAGTGGCAGCACGAGCCGGTGCTGTTTGGGTGGAAGAAATCCGGCAAGCACGCTTGGTTCTCCGATCGGAAGCAATCGACCATCTGGGAATTCGACAAGCCTCGCAAGAATGGCGAGCACCCAACGATGAAGCCGATCCCGCTTCTGGCTTACCCGATCGTAAACTCGTCCATGACAGGCTGCGTGGTGTTGGATCCCTTTGGTGGCAGCGGATCGACGCTGGTTGCCTGTGAACAGACCGGGCGCGTATGCCGCATGGCCGAACTGGATGAAAAGTTCTGCGACGTGATCGTCCGGCGCTTTATCCAGCAGGTCGGCACCGACAAGGGTGTCTATCTCTCCCGCGATGGGCAGATGATTCCCTTCTCCGCTGTGGAGCAACAAGAGGCCTGAAGATCATATAGTACTTGCTATTCCGGGGCAGTTGATCAATGTATGTAAGCACCCCAAGTACAGAGGAGGATGCTTACCATGAGGATTCACTACAACCTTTCCGGCGCCGCCCGAAAAGCCCTGGTTACCGCCATTTCCGAGGAACTCAACCTGCCTGCCCATTACCGAGGCGCTCCCACCTTTGCCTATGAGGTCGGCAGCTACCAAATCGACAAGGTTGGAACGCTCGAAGGCGCCGACAACCACGGCCTGGTCGCCGACCTGCTGGGTTTGCACGACTTCAAGGCTGAACGGGAGGAATACGACACGGCGCCTTTGGCTGAGATAACGGTTCCTGACGATTTGGCGATACCCGAAACGGCAGCCTTGGGCGGCAAGGTCAGCCCATACCATGATGTGCAAGAGCCTCCTGCCTACGCGCAACCAGAAGGCAACGACTTAGCGATCGAGGTTTCGTTGACGGGCTTCACGCCTGACAAGCTGGAAAACCTGATCAAGCTGGTTAAAGCGAAGGAAACCCTGCTCCGAACTGCACTTGGGGCTGGCGACTTACCAATTCAGCAAACCGCCGATGCGCTTAGGTTTCCATGGTTTACCTTGGAGGGTAGCACCCCAGACAACAGTGATAAGGTCAAAGCCTACACCCTGCTGGTTGAAAAGCTCTGTGCGGCGGCGAAGCTTCAAAAGCGCGTCACCGCCAAAGAAAAGCCCATCGAGAATGAGAAGTTCACATTCCGCGTTTTCCTGATCCGACTTGGGTTTGTGGGTGACGAGTACCGGGTTGCGAGAAAAATCTTGCTCAAAAACCTCTCCGGTAACAGCGCGTTCAAGAACGGAGCGCCCAGCAAGCAGGAGGTGACGGTTGATGAATAAGTTTCCGTCGAAAGAAACCGTCATGGCTCTCCGCAAGCAATATCCAAAGGGCACACGCGTGGTGCTTGTCCGTATGAACGATCCCTACACCAAACTGCGGCCAGGCGATCTTGGAACGGTGGATTTCATTGACGATGCTGGAACCCTGTTCTGCCGATGGGATAACGGCTCCAGCATCGGTACCGTATTCGGAGAGGACGAAATACGCCTCTATGATAACTCGGGCGCTGCCGATTGAACAGTAATACCATTGCCCCTAAAGAGCTTCATTACGAGGCTCTTTTTCATTAACGCTGGAAAGGGGTGGGCATGATCCGAACGCTGAAAAAGTATAAGCCTACCGCCTTCATGGCCAAGACTTCACAGTACAGTCAACCCGCCGCCGATTATGCCGTATCCTTCATCGAAGCGCTGGCGCACACGAAAGGCAGCTGGGCGGGCAAGCCCTTTGAGCTCATCGACTGGCAGGAGCAGATCATCCGTGATGTGTTCGGAATTCTGAAGCCGAACGGATACAGGCAGTTCAATACCGCCTATGTAGAAATCCCGAAAAAGATGGGCAAACAAGTGGCGCTTGATACGCCAATCCCCACGCCCGATGGCTTTTCAACAATGGGCGCGATCGCCGTCGGCGACGTTGTTTTCGATGAGCGTGGAAAGCCCTGCCGCGTCGTTGCCAAGAGCGCGGTGGACTATGCCGAACGCGCATACCGTATCACCTTCAAAGACGGTGAGGTCATTGAGGCAGGTGAAAACCATCAATGGTTTGGAGAATACACGCATGGCAAGCGAAAAGCTTGTATTCTAACAACCGGTGAGTTGGCGAGCCTGCCTCGTGACGGAAGCTGTTTTCGCTTTCGGATTCCACTGGCGGGCGCGCTTGAGACGCCTGACGCAGACTTGCCGGTGGAGCCTTATCTATACGGCTACTGGCTCGGCAACGGAAACGCGGTCAAGCCAGAGATCACCGTAAAGACTGGCGATGTCGCCGCTGTTTTGAGACACATCCTGCCTTTCCATGCGGTTGGCATCGCGTGGCAAAATACGGGCGACAGCCTTGTTTTCCGGATACCATCACTACGTTGCGTTTTGCTGGATAGCTTTCGTGACAAGGTGATTCCCGTCGCATACCTGCGAGCCTCCAAGAAGCAGCGGCTACGCTTATTACACGGCTTAATGGATTCAGATGGCGCGATCAGCAATCGAAAGGGTCAAGCGATTTATTCGTCCACAGAGCGATTGCTTGCTAAAAGTGTCAGTGAATTGCTGTGGAGCCTTGGCATCAAAAACGCAATCGAGACGGCGGTCTCCACACAGAGGGTCGATTGGAGCTTGCCCAGCGCGGAGTGTGGACGGATCGCAACCGGTGAAACGCTATACTATGTCAAATTCACAGCGTTCAAGGATACGCCGGTGTCGGGCATGTACAGGAAGAAAAGTCAGTCGGTGGCGCGCAACCCCCTAACGCGAAGCCATTACCGCTATATCGATACCATCGAGCCGATCGAAAACCGGGGCATGCAATGTATCCAAGTTAGTAGCCCGTCACACCGATACCTGATTGGACGCTCGTGCTTACAGACGCACAATTCCGAATTGGCGGCCGCCATCGCCCTACTGCTGACCTGCGGCGACGACGAGGAACGCGCTGAGGTGTACGGTTGCGCCGCTGATCGGCAGCAAGCGTCTATCGTGTTTGAAGTAGCTGCCGATATGGTGCGCATGTGTCCGGCGCTCTCCAAGCGGGTTAAAATCCTCGCGTCTACCAAGCGGATCATCTATCTGCCCACCAACAGCTTCTATCAGGTTCTCAGCGCTGAAGCCTACTCCAAGCACGGTTTCAACATCCATGGCGTGGTGTTTGACGAGCTGCACACCCAGCCCAACCGCAAGCTCTTTGATGTGATGACCAAGGGTTCCGGCGACGCGCGCACCCAGCCGCTCTATTTCCTGATCACCACGGCGGGCACGGATACCCAGAGCATCTGCTTCGAAACCCACCAGAAGGCACTGGACATTCTGGAAGGCCGCAAACGCGACCCCACCTTCTACCCGGTGATTTACGGCGCCAAGGAAGCTGATGACTGGACTGACCCCAAAGTGTGGAGGAAAGCCAATCCATCGCTCGGCATTACGGTATCCATTGACAAGGTGAAGGACGCCTGCGAGAGCGCCAAGCAGAATCCAGCAGAGGAGAACAGTTTCCGGCAGCTTCGCCTCAACCAGTGGGTCAAACAGGCGGTACGCTGGATGCCGATGACCAAGTGGGACGCTTGTGCGTTTGCAGTGGACCCTGCCCAGTTGGAAGGTCGCGTTTGTTATGGCGGGCTCGACCTGTCCAGCACGACCGACGTGACTGCCTTCGTACTGGTGTTCCCACCAGAGGACGCTGACGGAAAGTACGAGGTGCTGCCTTACTTCTGGATTCCAGAGGAAAACATCGACCTGCGCGTGCGCCGCGACCATGTGCAATACGACCTCTGGGAAAAACAGGGTTTCCTTCTGACCACGGAAGGAAACGTTGTGCATTACGGTTTTATCGAAAAGTTCATTGAGGAACTGGGCACGCGCTTCAACATCCGGGAGATCGCCTTTGACCGCTGGGGCGCTGTGCAGATGGTGCAAAACCTGGAGGGACTGGGTTTTTCGGTCGTGCCCTTCGGACAAGGTTTCAAAGATATGTCGCCGCCGACCAAGGAACTGATGAAACTGACGCTGGAACAGAAACTCGCCCACGGCGGGCATCCGGTGCTTCGGTGGATGATGGACAATATCTACGTTCGCACTGACCCGGCGGGGAACATCAAGCCGGATAAGGAAAAGTCCACGGAGAAGATTGACGGCGCGGTCGCGACCATCATGGCGCTGGATCGCGCGATCCGGTGCGGCGGCGGTAGTAGCGATAGCATTTATAACGAGAGGGGGTTGTTGGTGTTATGAGCGTGTTGAGCGCGTTATTCGGCTTTCACTCCCGCGATAAGCCCCAAAATAGCCTGGGCAGTGCGTTTTCCTTTCTGTTCGGCGGTACGACCTCCGGCAAAACGGTCAATGAGCATACCGCGTTGCAAACCACGGCAGTATACGCGTGTGTTCGAATCCTCGCCGAAACGATCGCCGGGCTACCGCTCCATGTGTATCAGTACCGCATGGATGGCAGCAAGGAGCGCTTTCCCCAACATCCGCTGTACAATCTGCTGCATAACGAACCGAATCCCGAGATGACGTCATTTGTGTTCCGAGAAACACTCATGAGTCATCTTTTGCTTTGGGGCAACGCTTACGCGCAGATCGTTCGAAATGGACGGGGGCAACCTGTCGCCCTGTACCCGCTGCTCCCCAACAAGATGGATGTGAGCCGCGCGCCAAACGGCGAACTCCGCTACACCTACTATCGGGATGTGGATGAAAGCGGGCTGAGACCCAAGGGCGGCTACATCACCCTCCGAAAAGATGAAGTGTTGCATATCCCCGGTTTGGGCTTTGACGGCCTGATCGGCTACAGCCCGATTGCCATGGCCAAGAACGCCATCGGCATGGCGCTGGCCACGGAGGAGTATGGCGCGAGCTTCTTTGCCAACGGCGCCAACCCCGGCGGGGTGCTCGAGCATCCGGGGGTCATCAAGGATGTGCAGCGTGTCAAGGACAGCTGGAACGCGGCGTATCAGGGCAGCGGAAACGCCCATCGCGTGGCGGTTCTGGAAGAGGGCATGAAGTTTCAAGCCATCGGCATTCCCCCAGAACAAGCGCAGTTTTTGGAGACGCGCAAGTTCCAGATCAACGAGATCGCCCGCATCTTCCGCGTACCGCCCCATATGGTCGGCGATCTGGAGAAAAGTTCCTTTTCAAATATCGAGCAGCAGTCGCTGGAATTTGTCAAATTCACGCTGGATCCCTGGGTGGTGCGATGGGAACAGTCGCTCTGCCAGGCGTTGCTGCTGCCTTCCGAAAAGAGCGACGTCTTCATTCGCTTCAATCTGGACGGTCTGCTGCGCGG